GAATTCTTTATCACCACGTTTAACTTTAACTTCAGACTGATCTACTCCAGAAGCCTTACGCATCTTGCCTACTAGCTGATTGGATACATGGCAAGCACGGGCAATCTCTCGATCAGACCACTCACTCCATTCCATATCATCTAACAATGTCTGGACTGCTTTATGCTTGTCAGCGTATGTGCGTCGTAATCCATGAGAAGAGTTAGCTCCAACCGAATACATGATTGCATCGCGTCGAGTGCCTTCTTTAATCTCAGCATCAATGAGTGCTAGCCCAGCCTTCTTATGAGCAAAGTAGCGGTGCCATCCATCAGCGAGATGGTAGCTAGCTCCATCGTAGAATAGGATAACGGCTGGTAGCTTTCCGCCTTCGCGGAGTGTCTCGGAATAATCATCTACTACCTCGTCGCTAATTTGTGCACGGGATTGCAGATCTCCGTCAAGTTTTATTTCTGATAATTTCATTGATTCCTCATTAGTTGTGATAAAGCTTGTTTTAATTCGTGTTCTGTGGATTTAGGATTATTTGCAACATTAAGTGCTTTGACTGCCATATCCTTCCATCTGATAACATTTTGGATTGATCCACGCTGAACTGATATAGGTATAATTCCTGATTGTTTTTTAATTGCTTCCCGCAGATCCATTCTTTTTCTTCTCCTCTTGATCTATATATTCCTGTAACAGAGCGATCACGCCCTTCTCAATTAGTTTACCTTTTACAAAGTCGCTGATGTCAATTGTGCACTCAGCCGATCCATCCGGATTCTCTTTTATCTTCGTAATGGTGAAACTGTAGTCTTCTTTAACGGGTTTCTTTCGGGCCATGATTCTCTCCTAACTGTGACACATTGTTACATGTAACTAACTGTGATTATCCTAATGGTGGACGCACCTAGCCTACCTGGTGCGCCTTCAACTGTTTATCCTAATGGAGCCACAGCACCCGCCAGTCGTTCGTGGAATCGGCACTAGCTTCGCCACCGATCTTTGCGCTTTACATCCACTAACCCCCAGTGCGCTTCTATTACAACCGCTGGTGTGTCCTTCCCCGCCCAGTTGTAACGGCAGAAAAGAAAAAACCCCATACAACTGGAGTCTGTTGGGGAATTCGCTTGTGCTTATCAAGGGATCGAACTAAGCATAAGAAAACTATGACAGACCCCATGTGTATAGGGCTTTGATCCTTAATTATAACATTTTGAAGCTCCCCAGCTCCTCATCTGCACAATCAGTGTATCACAAAAAAAGCGGGGTGGTAAGCTCACGGAAGCAAACCACCCCAAACGAGGATAAATCACATGAAGATAGCCCGCTGCAACGGAATCTATCCACATCAGTATATCGCATTGGACTGCTTTGCATCCTACGGGATATCACCTAGCCATCTGTTTTTAAACACAGATACATTAGGGTTTACCCTAAAAATGTGTAATATATTACACAAATTAAAGAAGTCTTTAATACGCTTAGGTATGTTTTAAATATTCTTTAATAGTAACTTGGCATCCACCACCCTTGATCTTCTCACCCCGCTCCACGGATAGACGCCACACTTGCTGGTCATCGTCATACAGAATCCCGTTCATGGAATCAAGTATCGCCTTGCAGACATTATCAATATCCAAGAGTCGCTTATCCCGCGGGTAGAGGATGATAGATACTTCAATGGGTTGATCGCCAAATGTATCCGATGGATTACAAATCTCATGCACTGCCTTCTTAAACTCTACGCCCCGCTTGGATATGTAGCGTCTCTTGCCTGACTGAAGCCAGTAAGAATTCACGCTGGGAGGATATGGAAATGTTAGGGTAAGCACCGATGCAATAGGTTTTAAAAATAGGTTTACAATAGGAACAAATGACACACACAGGATATCACATGAAAGCATTTCCACAGAAATACCCACAGGATCCGGGCAGACCTTGGAGCCAGCTAGCTAACCCAGTTGATAGCGGTATGGACTTACGAGATTACTTTGCTGGTCAAGTAATTTCAGGATTGCTTAATGAAGCGAATGGTGATTTTAATGACCAAGCAATAGCTGAACTAGCTTATTCAATAGCTGATGCCATGATGAAAGCCCGCAATGACTCTTGATAACGCTGCCAAAATGTTGATCGTGGGATGGATTAAGAACTGGAGCATGCACACAATGATTGATGCCTTAGATGAGAAGTCATCTGAGCGTTATATTACTCAAGAGCGTGTTGATGCAATGGTTAAAGACTTTCCTTTTATGCCAAGCGAGAAGAGCTGGTATTACGGCAAGTTCGGTCATGGATCATACGTGCGTAAGTTTGTGCACGATGCCTATCCCAAGTTAAGCAATGCTCTTTGGGATACGGAAGACAACACCAAGAAGTTAGCATTCCATACTTATGTTATGTCAGTCAAAGCTGGCGACATCAGACCAGGTAAGAAATATTCAAGAGAAGATATGAAGGAGAAGGTTAATACATCTAGGCACTACCGCCAAAGCATGGCTAGTGAAGTTGTATCCAGAGATATCTTTGTGAAATCAAGCAAGCATAACTGGAGCACAGTTAAGTAATGTATTACATCTACGACGAAAACGGAGAGCTCATGCGGATTGTTAGGCGGCATGAAGAACTTAAGCACTTGCTGGATATCTATCACGGCTGGACATTTAGATATGTGCGCAATGATAAGAAACCAGTTGATCTAACAGGATTTAAGGAGGCACCATTTTGAATAAATACAATTTAGAAGATGCTATCTATGTAGCACAACAGACGACTAGGGATCTTGAGTTGTTTTATGAATACTCAGGTGATGCTGACTACCCAATGACAGAAGATGAGCTAGCTAATACTATCCTTGGCCTTGTAATGCTCAGCAAAATGCGGGACTGGAAATTGTGGGATTCATATATCCGCCATGAGAAGTTGGATAAGTATGCTCCACCAGAAAAGCTAGCATACCGGGAGGCACTGTTAAACGGATTTAAAAAAGCATTTGATGATGCAAAGAAAGCAAAGAAGAAAAAGAAATGAATTTACTTAAATGGATTGGAACTATACTTTGTTTGATCGGAATATTTCTGACAAGCTTTAATATATATCCAGACAATTTATTTTTTGGTTTAGTAGGTAGTGGGTTGTGGACGATAGCCGGATGGATTCAAAGAGATTCAGCGCTATTTGCAGTAGAGGTAGTGGCAGTAGCGTTTTATGTGTCAGGTATTGCTAATTGGATTAAACAAATTCTATGAATGCACCACAAAACAATGAGGACAAGCTAGCCTGGTGCGAGCATGGCGATAGCATGGAAAAACAATTCGTTATTAAATCTATGGATAGTGGTTTATCTATCTTTAGAAATCCTGCTAAGAAAAAAGATCCTTATGTGCATGATATATTTGCGGTGTTTCAATCTGACATCAAGTCAATTAAGACTCCGTTTAATACATCTCATAGATATGGTTTTGATCCAGAGTTTGCAATTACTATTAACGAAAAAGATGTAATTAGGTATAACTCCCTATATCCAAACATTATGCTTTTGCTGGATATTGAATATCCTAAATACAAAGGAGTTCGTGTAGCAAGTTTGTATCGTATCAATAGACTTATTGAATTAGATCGTGCAAAGAAACATTCCTACCTAAATCGCAAAGACGATACCAGTGGGAATGCCAAAGCCAGCTATATATTTGATTATCGCTGGTTCGATGAAGTAACTTTATAAAGGAAATCACATGAAATTTAAAGACTTTAATGACTGGAAAGCTCAACGGATTAGGTGGTGGCATTCATCAGACTATCGAGCTCTGGAGGCAATAGCCACGGCACTTGAGCTATGGAATAAGCCACACTTGGCTAAGCTTGTCCGTAAGCAAATGATTCTCAATGCTTATACTTATATGCACATCATCTGCGCTTTAATGATTGGTATTTGTATCGGTGTATGGGGCACAGAGGCACGAGCTCAAGTAGTTAAATGGGAAGATAGTCCACAGAACTGGAAAAACAGCTCACAGAATTACGATAACTCATCTCAGAAATGGGATAATTCTCCACAGAATTGGAAGAATGATGCCAATAATTATAATTCAAATAATGGGGTTTACGATAATAGCGGACGACGCACAGGGTATGAAACAATGAGTCCTGACGGCGTAAGAAATTATTATGATAACAATGGTAATCGTCAAGGTTACAAACCATACGGAAGATAAATCATGTTAGATCACAGTGAATCGTTTTTAGCAATGGAGAAATCCTTGCGTGAGTTTTATGAGTTGACTTTAAAGGGCAAGACTGAAGAGGCTGCACAAGTATTGGATAACATTTCCGATACCGCTCGGATGACATCTGCCTGGTTGAGAACTCAGAAATGAAGATTACAAATAAATACAATCTGCCACAGACATTAGTCAATGTGGTGGAGCGTCCTGAGTATACGAGAGGCAAGGCTCATATCTCAGCTACTGGTTTATTAAGTAGCCCACGGGTAGTGCAATTGCAAGCCAAGTATGACGATCAGATTGAGGTAGATGTATCCCGTATGATCTGGTCTATTATTGGCACGGCTATTCATGGCGTCCTTGAGCATGGTAAAGATGCTAACCATATCGTTGAGCAACGCCTACACGCTGAGATTGACGGCTGGCATATCTCTGGTGCGATTGATCTTCAGATCGTGAATGACGATGGCGTAGAAGTTAATGACTATAAGAATGTCAGCGTCTGGTCTGTAATGAATGAGAAGATTGACTGGGAGCAACAGTTAAATATCTACGCATGGCTGGTAGAAACAGTCAAGAAGATGCCCGTAAACAAGCTGGCTATCATTGCCCTTATCCGTGACTGGAAAGAGCGTGAGTCGTTGACTAAGCCGGGATACCCAGTAGCTCCTATCGTTACTTTACCTATTCGTCTCTGGCCTATGGAAGAGCGTGAGGACTTTATTCGTAACAGAATTCATCTTCATTCTGAGGGCTTATTTGCAACAGATGCAAATGAAGAGTTGCCATTATGTAGTCCTACTGAGATGTGGGAAAAGCCAACGATGTATGCCATCAAGAAAGAAGGCGGAGTCCGTGCTAAGTCTGTGCATGGCAATCTTGATGAGGCAGAGGCTGCATTAGAGAAAGCTGGCAAGGGATATCAATTAGAGATCCGTGAAGGCGGTCGTACTAAATGTGAGAACTACTGCCAGGTATCTAAGTTCTGTAATCAATATCAACAATACTTGGAGGAAAAGAATGGCTAGGAAGAAAAAGATCCCTACATTTATTCCAAAGGGAGTTACCCCTTTTGACAATGGCAAGGTCAAGATTGGTATTAACTATCAAAAGCCAATTTATGTAGAGCATGACTCCGATATGCTTGAGATCCAGAAATGGTTGATCGGTGATCCAGCCAAGCTTCGTAAGGAATATTGGATGAATGTGGCATATCTGCTGACATTGGCATTTATTTTATTGGTAATCATTTTACAAGGATCAACATGAGCGCAAACGATATGCAAGTAGGTGGGACGCATTATTCAGAAGGTGCAATCCAGCCGTGGGATTTTATTGTTAGCAATAACATTGGATACCTAGAAGGAAATGTTATTAAGTATGTAGCACGATGGAGAAAAAAGGGTGGCATAGAGGATCTTCGGAAAGCTGGACACTATTTACAAAAGTTAATTGAAGTTGAAACTAAGGAAAGCAAATGAGTATTTATAAAAAACTGCAAGAGGCACGGATCATGTTGCAAAACACTCAGCTTAAAAAGTCTGGGCACAACAAGTTCGCTGGCTACTACTACTTTGAATTAGGTGATTTCTTGCCTGAGATTCAAACAATCTGCTCTAAGCTAGGCTTATGCGGGATGGTATCGTTTACTCCAGAGATGGCGTATCTGAATATCCATGACACAGAAGATGGGTCTTTCACCACCTTTACTTCACCAATGTCTTCAGCTGCCTTAAAAGGTTGCCATGACGTTCAGAACCTCGGTGCCGTGCAGACTTACCTGCGTCGCTACCTATGGGTCAACGCATTCGAGATCGTTGAACACGACGCCTTAGATGCGACCCTAGGGGCAGAGGATAAGCCAGTTAAGACTTATACAGGCGGTAAGCCAGATTATGTCAAGCCAGTAGGTGCAACACCAGTAGTCAAGGCGTCTGATCCAGTAGCCGCGCCCGCAACAGTCGTTGCCAAACCAGCAACAAAGGAATGGACTCTGACACCAGTAGGCGAATCAGGAACCGCTGAATGGGTAGAAGGAATCAAGGCTGGTGTAACCACTGTCCTAGATCTAGCTACTAAGCCAGAGGATGTAGCCAATGTATTCAAGAACAATCGAGTCATGTTTGACAAGCTCAAAGAAGTTAATGAGCCAGTCTATTCAGAGTTGATGTCCACATTTTCAGCAGTAAAAAAATCACTAACCAAGGAGTAATAAATGGCATACCCAAACAAAGGCACACTAAATAAAACTAAGCAAAAGCGATCTGAGAAGGCGCCAGACTGGTATGGAGATATCAAGATTGATCCAGCTTACTTGGCTAGCATTACACCAGACGCAGATGGCTTGATCGTGGTTAAGTTGTCAGGCTGGGATCGTACATACCCAAGCACAGGCAATGGCTTCCTATCATTAGCCGTAGATACATTCGTTAAACAAGAAGAGAAATTACCATATGAATAAGCCAGCAAAGAAACCAGCAGTAGTAGCTAAGACCGCTCCTAAAAAGCGTGGCCGTCCAGTCGGAAGCAAGTCTAAGAAAACAATCACAAAAGATCCATTCAATGGCGATACTGTGAATTGGGAAAGGCTTGCTAAGCAATTGCAAGTAGCCTTGGCTGCGGAGATGAAAGATAACGACGAGCAACAAGCGGTTATTGACAACATGTTTGCAGAGGCACTCAGAACTCGTACATTCTATGAGCGTTTAGTTTGCTTAGTTACAGGAAAAGTATAAGTGGAAACCAGCAAATTTGAAGGCAAGAAGGTTGCTCTCAAACAGACCAAGGACGGTCATGTATTAACGCTTGCCATCCACCCGGATGAGATCCCAGAAGAAATTCTGAGGGACTTTGTAGGCGCCAGGTACATGGTCGTTATGGTCAGGCTGGCTGATGACGATAGCCCCGCATCTCGTGAAGACTATGTGGGGTCTCAACTGGTTAAACAGGCTGGCATGGTATGCAGAGATCCGCAGTTCTGGGAGCTCTTGCATGAGCAAGGTCTACTGTTTGAAAAGAATGAGTTTGCTGCAGCCGATGCGTTATGTGGCTGGTGCAACATTGAATCTCGGTCAGAGCTCAAGGGCAACCTAAAAGCAAGACAATTATTTAATTCACTTATGGAGGACTTCAGAGTATGGAAACAACACTAGTTCCATATAGCCTGTATTTGTCACCAGAACACGTCCAGAAGATGCGTGGACTGGCAAAACAGCGTAAGGCGTCAGCTTTCGTTAGAGACGCTCTAATCGCTGCTTTTGAGGAGACTGACTCATACACCAGTGGCTATAACAAGGGACTAAGAGATGCTTGTGAAATCATCGCCAAATCCCAGGCAAAGATTTTGTTGATCGGTAGCGATCGTCTTGATGACCTATTGATTCACCAAATTAGAGAGCTAGAAAAGCATGGAAAATGATAAGAAACACATGAGGTTTTTGGCTTCATGTTTCGCACTGATCGTAGCAGAATCACCTAAGAACGCAGTAGAGATTGCAGATGAACTTTTACAGGAGCTGGAAAATGAAAAGACTATTGATAGTGGCATTGCTACTGTTGTCCCTAAACGCAAGCGCAGCAGGAATAATAGCGGAGACAACAAATAAAGGGGGTGGCAACATCTCCCTTACGGATATGAAGTGCACCACCATCAAGGATACCTTTATTGCGTATTCTAATTTGTCTGATGGTCGTACTTTGCTTGGTTGCTGGGCATCTGATGAAGACAATGTGTTTGTCCGCTGGTCTGATGGAGATCTTCGGTCTTACCCAATTGAAGTATTTACTATGAAGAAACGATATGTTGGAGGGAAATGGATATGAATGTATATGACTTAATTGAAATCTTGGATCAACGCTATGGGAACCCATACGCTGCGAATACTTGCTACCACATCCAGCAAGCGGTAAAAGAACTACGCCGTTTACAGGAAGAAAACGAGCAATTAAAGGCACAAGCAAAATGATAGATCTACTTATAGAAGAAGCGATCCAAGCCCTCCGTATGGCTGGGGCTATGATTCCAAAATATAAAGTGCTAGATGACGGGAGTGTATACTTCTATTATGGACAAGAAAACGATAATCCTCCAGTATGTATCCCGGAATCCGGGCGTGAAATCAGCTGACATTAAAGTCAACATGAGTCGCTCTTCTATAGGTAGCTATCTCCGATCCCTCCTAGACGCATATAAAGTGTGTCAGGATGAGGATAAGGGTTGGTATGTAGTGGAGGGCGTAGAGGTTAACTTTGTGCCAGCCGAGCAAACGCCAATTGATATTGCTGAAGAGCACATTAGAAATATGATGCGGGTAAAATGACCAAAGATGAAAAGATCGCATTTGACAAGGTTGCAAGACTCGGATGTATTCTCTGTTCCTCAGTCCTTGGGTTTGAAGGTAGCCCAGCAGAACTGCATCACATCAGACGGTTTGGTGGCAAAAGGTCTGCATCCCCTGTCATACCACTATGCCCAGAACACCATCGTGGAAACACCGGTGTTCACGGATTGGGTGCAAAAGGTTTTGAAAATAAATGGTGCGTTACCCAGGAGGGGCTCTTGGAGCTTGTCAATCAAAAACTGGGAATTGGAACAACAGAAGGGTAAGTTGTCAAAGTTCGAGCGGATCAAAGCCAAGATCATCTGAGATTACTTTAGTACGACGCCTAAACTCAGCGTCATGGTGGCTCCACTTAGGAGTCTTCCAGCGGCTCATATGCACACACTCATGGATTAAAACACGGATCACCGTGGATAGGTGTCCGCATTTCTTTGAGGATATAGTAATGACGTGCTCATAATCCTCACCATCATCGTATAAATAAGTACCCATAGTTTCTGGGTCTTCATTGATGATGAATTTAACTTGCTCTGGTAGAGGCATCGGCCAGCGTTGAAACGGGTGCATACAGTAGATTGCTGTATACAGGTTTCGGATAATCGCTGGCGTTAGCTTCATACTTTATTTATACATCCTCTAAATTCAAACTCATCTTCACCTGATACTTGAATCAACTCAGGCAACATTAGTCTTCCACGTTCAAAAGACAGCAATGCAAATCCAGATCTCCAATCCTTTGGATTATCTTCTGTATAAGCCATGAATTGCTCACCATTAGGATCTGCTAGGCATCCAGTCTGGATACCATATCTCGTACCATTATAGTCCGTGATAGGCTGAACTGCGAGATTGTGGGTATGCCCAGTAACCATATTTACCCCACTGTTTAAAGCGTTGGCACGACCCCCGCCAAAGCCACCCTTCCAGCGGTGCTTAATACAGGTATCTTCATTGACCCAGAATGACCAGCATGGTTTCCACATAGGGAAATGATCTTTAAGGGTAAACCCTGATACCCCCTCATACATACTTGTCTGTGCCGATAGGAAGGTCTCAAAACGGGCGTCATGGTTGCCGAGCGTCCAGATGAGCTCTGCCCCTACCGATGCCTTTTCAATGCCCTCCATCATCTCTATACACGATTCTAGCTCCTCTTTAACGGATGGGGTATTCTCCCAGCCAATACGAGCATGTCTAGATGCCTGACTGCCATCGAAGATATCTCCGTTAGCTACGACAACTTTAGGTCTGAATTCTTTAATAATCATTAGCAGCGCTTTGTAGGCTGTAGTGACTTCTCCGGGCCAGAAGTGAGCGTCTGAAAAGACTACTACTCTACCCTTTTCCATATCAATACCACGACGGGCATGACCTGGGGTCTGTTCTATTTTCTTTAAATAGGCTGGATTACCGCTAGCAAATGTAGGTAATTGAATGCCGTATTTGTTTTCAAGGTTTCTGCGTCTGCCGTATACATTTCGAATTGATATCTTATGCTTTTTAGCAAACTCTTCGGGGCTACCTATTTTATTCCAAGAAGCAATCCACTCTTCATCAGTTAACCAATACCCAGCCATGTGATTTCCTTTATATGTTTTATAAACTCCCTAGCATATTACATTGATTTGTAAGGAAATTGTTACATACTAGGGAAAATCCCTATTTAATTCTTATTTTTCTAGCTTGGCTACCCGCTCATTAAATCGCTTCATAATTAAAGTCTTCTGATCTTCTATGCGTTTGATCTGAGCTTTAGGTGCATTACGAGCAATCATTTCTTTCTTTTGTTTATTAAGCTTAGTAATCTCATTTTCAATGGTATTAGCTTGGCTATATAAACGAGCCTCTGGATGATCGTTATAGTAATCAGTAACGCTTTCACGATTCTTCTGACGACCTTTAATCTCATTCTCGTGGTTAGCCATAGCAGTTACATTCTCATAGAATCTATTGGACTGAGATGCTTGTGACTCTGTATCGCCATAGAACTTACCAAGTAATGGAACCTTATAAGATGGGAGCTCTTCACCAGTTATCAAACTTGTAACAGCCTGTTCAGTCTTCATTACTTCACGACCAATACCACCAGTAGCCTGACCAAATAAGTAATCTAATTGATCTGGAGTTGGGCTGAGCCATCCCTTCTGATACTTAGATCCGCCTGATGTAGCATAGTTTAAGAAGTAGGATAAACCCTTACTTAGTTCACTAGCTGTATCACGGGAACGGGTATACCCCGGGGTAGGGTTAGTAGCACGATCTTCTTTAGCAATCGGACGACCAAAAGTATCTCTATTCTCAAAGATACCTACGATTGGATCTACTACTGTAGGGGCAATAGTTTGAACGGATAAACCAGCATTACCGATTGGGTTGAATGCACCTAACATAACGCCCAGCATCTCGCCCGTACGCTTAGCTGGGTTCTTAAATCCAGACAATGCAAACTCGGTAGTGATGCGACCAAAGTTAGGGAGCACATGTAAACCAAGTGGCATTGGAATAGCAAAGTATTTCTTTGTGCCTGGGATTGGAATCACTAGGTTGCGTTCTTTTACGAATGCAGATGGTTCATCATCATCAAATCCAGCCATAGCCAGAGCCAATGCTTGCACTGAACCCAAGAGAATACCACCAGCAATAATCTTCTTACCAGCTTTTGATTTTGCTGTCTCAGGATTCTTTAATCCGCCTGTTTCTTTATAAAGTACATGTAACGCTAACTGTGGATCAACGCCTTGTTTCTTAGCTTCAGCAATAACCATATCTTCATACGGATGTGAGCCACGCTTAGCTGTTTTTTCTGACTTGGATTCTGACGGGAGATAGCGAGCTGCTTTCTCACCAACATAAGAATGCTTCAATGAACCCCATAACTTATCCATCATAGATAAATGCTCTGAGTCATCTTGAGCTTGTTGATATTCTTCGTAGTCATCATCTGAATCAGTAGACATAGCCATACCACCACCATCAAACGCAACAATGCCACCGCCAGCGTATTGACGCTCTGGGATAGGCAATTGAGATAAGCCACCATCCATAGGTGCTTGTTCCATTTGCGGAGCTTGTGGAGCCATTTGAGGGGCTTGCTGTGGAGCTGGGTTCTCACCCATAGCATTCTTAGCCATTACTTGTTCTAGCACTGTAGGCATTGTAGCGCCACCAGCTTGAAGAGCACGTTGACGAGCTACGGCATCAGCCATCTCAGCTTTCTTGCCCAAGATCGGAGCTAACATATCCTCACGGATATCGCCCTTCTGAGCCATCTGCATAATCATGGCTTGTGGGAGTTTTGCTAACTCTTCAATAGAACCGTTTTGCTGTTTGAGTGCGCCGAGAATGCTCATATTTAATCCTTATTTACCGCTAAACATATTGTACAAAGACAATCCAGTTAAACCCATACCGCCGAGCTGACTTGCAAAGCTTGGGGCTGGTGTAGTCTGGGCACTAGATGTAGCAGTTTGTGTTAATGGAGCACCACGAACTAAGTTGTTCATAGTCTCTAAGCTTGACAATGGATAGTTTAACTTAGTCATCAAGTCTTGATACTGAGCATCCAATTGTTGTTGTTGAGTTGCACGTTGCAGATCACCATAAGCACCCTGAGTCTTCAAGCGATCAATATCAGATGCTTGCTGTGCTGTGCCTAATGCACCCATTGTTTGACCGAGCTGACCATATGTAGTGGCTGCTTGACCATATCCTGCGGCTTGTGCTGCTTGTGCTTTTTGTGCTGCATCGTATGCGTTCTGCATACCAGTAGCTTGAATATTGCCAAGCTTAGTCTGTAGGTTACGCTCTTGCTCTGTCTGTGCTAATAACTGACGAGCACCACCATATGTACCAGATTTGCCAGCAGCTAAATTACCAGCTAGCAAACCTTTTTGTGCATCACGCAATGCTTCAGCTTTGTTTACGTCAATCACACTCTGTTGATATGGAGACATGAATGATTGAACAGCGCTAGGATCGTTAAATCCAGCCAGTGCACCAAGACCTAAAGCATTAGCACCAATACCTAAGTTAGTTGCTCCAGTACCTTGTCCAAACTGTCCTGGGGTAGCCATGCTTTGTAACTGAGTGCCAACCTGTTGTTGCATTGGAGACATGCCAGCAACACGACCAGCGCCAGCTAAACCAGCCTGCTCTAATGGAGCGCCATAAGTAGTAGCGTAGTCTTGAGATAATAACTTTTGAGCGGTCGGGAGGATACCGCCTGTATCTGTAATATAGGGCTTAAGGACTGCTGGGACGTCCGTTAGGGCTGTGGTTAACGAGGTAGATGTTGCCATTATATGTATCCTTTACGCAGCTAAAAATTTGCGTGGGTTAATTTGCTTGCCTTGTTTCTTTGTGCCAGTGCGGGCTGAGCGCACTTTATCCATCATGGAGTAGAGTTGTTTAGCACCAGCCTTAGAAGATCCATTACCTAAATGAGATACCACATCTGCAGGGATAACGAACTCGCCATCAGCTAATCGTGCTTCTTGTTTGCCATTGATTCTAGCTGGGATGTCATCACTCATGCCATCGCCACCGCCAGATAGGAATCGAGCTACTCCGCCTTGAGCAAATGATTGCATGCCACCTACAGCGCCTTCATTAAAGGCTGGCTGAGATAGACTACGTAACGCATTATCAGCACTTGGCATTCCGCCCATAGCATAAGATGGCATACCGCCAGCAAATAAACCATTCTGCATATTGCCCGTGGCTAGTCCTCTAGCTTCATCCATACCAGACTCATCATCTACTGAACCACCGACTGCATAAAGTCTGGATTCTGGAGCTGTATTGCGGGCATATAAGTTCTCGCCACCGCCAGTACGATCATAGTAAGTCTCACCAATTGACACATCTCTATTAGGGTTTGTGCTAAACGGTGATGCTGCAACTACACCACGAGCCTGTGCAATTGATTTGTCAATCTCAGCTACTGCTTGATTGTATTCTGCTTCAGTAATAGCGTTAGCGGCTTTCTGTTGGTCAAGCATATTGCGTTGCTCTTCCAATGCGGCTAATCCCATACCACCATAAATTGTTCCAGTGGCTGCGGCAGTAGGGCTAATACCAGTTGCTGCAGTAGCTGCTTTAGAGGCGGCTGATGCTGACACATCACCAAATCCTGTTAGATTCTTAATGCCTTCGCCAGTCTTAGCTACATTCTCGCCATAAGCATTAGCAAAGTTTGAATATGTTTCTGGAGTTGTTAGTGCGTCATAAGCATTAACTGCTTTAGTTCCTAGGCTACCAATACCCTCAGATATGTTTGTGCCCACTTGTGATAAAGCATCACCAAAGTTACCAGCCATAATGTTAGAACCAATAGATGGCGGAGGAGTCAGACCGCTAACATTTCCTGCTAAGCCACTACCAAGTTCGCCAGTTGCTGCATTAATGCCACTTGATCCAATAGAGCTACCAGATTGAGCTAAGTTAGCTGCCTCAATAGCGCCAGCAGGAATTGCGCTTTGAGCTTGAGCTCCAGCACCAGTCCAGCCTTGTGATGCGTTTAATGAACTAATAGCGTCGTCTGCCACTTCTGATACAGGTAATGAGCTAAAAGATGACTCTGTTCCTGGGGGCACCGCTGCTTGAGCATATTGAGCTAAGCTAGACATACCATAAGCCATAGCACCGCCCATCATAGCGCCCTGTAGGTTAAAGCTACCACCCTTGCGGAGTACGCCAGAACCGTTAATAGCTCCCAATCCAGCCATAGTTAAAGGTTGCATACCCGGAATCATGGAGGCGGCTACCATACCTACAGTGCCCCATCCACCGGGAATAGCCTTGCCAACTGCTTTATCAAAGCTAGCTAAGCCACGACTAGCGGGCTGGACTACAGCTTTCTCTAGTGGTTGAAATACTTGAGTGCCAAGGTTTTGCGCTTCTTTTACGCCAGGAACCTGCTGTAATGCACCGCCTACAGCACTGCCGGGGTTAAATGGGTTTAACTGTCCAACTGCACGTTGTACTGGTTTAAATATACTTCCAAAGCCAAATTCGGGTAAACCCGTAGTAGGGTTAATAGTGCCAGATCCCCCTAAAGACTTGAGAATAGCTGCCTCTTCGTCGTTAATGTGAGCAACCATAGTGTCGCCTCTGCGACCATACTTTGGCAACTCTCTTGCTAGGGATTTTAGACCGTGACTCATACTGACCTCATTGGGGTTATTTGGGTTGATTTTATCATTGTTATGCGTCCTATGGAAACCTATTGTTGGACTTGTGTTACCTCTAGAGCCACGGCTGGAGCAGCGGGCGCAAAGGCAGTTGAAGCTACTGTATCTATGGTGATTGCCGTATTATCTGAGGCAAACATAATTTCTACATATCCATTAGCAGCCAAGGATATTGGTTGACTTAGGGAAATAGGAACATATCCGTTATTGATGTTAATAGTGACTAACCTAGCTGAATTAGCTATATCTGTACCATTTTTTCTAAACCATACCCAAACATTCTTAGCGGACGTGTTTCCACTGGTTATCTGGATGGTTGCATTAAAGTTATAAAGACCAGATTGTGGGACAACAATACGAGATGTTGGGGTTCCAATAGATACCCCGTTGCTAAGGTCGGTTGTATCAAAAGTCAGAGCATAAGCAGTATTAATAACTGCTGGAGTCTGGTCGCTAGTCTTTGAAAATACCCCGTAATACTGCATCTGAGCAATGGTTGGGCGTACAAATATGACGCCAGCCGTTGCGCTGGAAACAATACAAGCAGCCACAGGAATGACATTATTAGGTGCAGTTGGCTTTACTTTAGTTAGTCCGCCAGCGGTAGTAGGACTAGCATAGAGAATATCGCCAGCTGTAAAAGCGCTAGTATCTAGATCTCGTACAAATCCCCAAGTTGTGCAATAGCCTTTTTCACCAGAATCTGGCAGGTCATGGGTCATCACTCCAAGGATGTACAAAGATGGAGAACTGCCATCTGCTAAGTAAGGTGCCACCAACAAAGCATCAGCGGTAGCACCAGCAAAGCCAACTACAGATCCGTTAGGAATGGTTGAGCCTGTTGTGTTTCCTACACGAGCATAAGTCTCCTCGCCGATCTGCTGAGTAACACCATAATCCATCCCAAGATTTAGAGTTTTATCAACATCATTCCAGCCTAACCTAGCCTCTTGGCTTACATAATCAGAGTCTGTATAAAAGTCAATGTAATCAAATGGGCCACCATTACTGATCTGCGTTAAGTATTCATCAACCCTATTGAAGTAAAGGCGTAACGCATTCTGAAATTGATCCTGCTGTGCCTGTAAATAATCAGGCGGAGATAGCGGAAGTGCTGGAGCACGGAACTTATAGACTGGCATTAGCGTTTTCCGTCTGGTCTGCCGTCTAAGCGTGGACTACCTAATTGCCATTGAACACCTAAATCTGCAGATGCAATCTCAATTGCCATTTGACGAGCCCTAGCCCGCATAAAGATCTGATCTGTATATTGATCTACTGTAGTTTCAATAACTCTACCAGTCTCAGTATTTGAGTAAGCATTACCTGGAAAGTTTCTAGGTTTGATGTACATAGTTACTTCTGGTGCATCTGCTGTGGATCCGTCAAAACTAATATCAGGGATAATTCTCTTAGTCAGAATGAACTGATCGCCGTCTACTAAGTCAAAGTCAGATGATGCAATATTAGCTTCTAAAGGCAACAAATCAGCATTCACGCCACGCTCTTGGTCATACATAATAGTAGATGCTACTGACTGAGGGTATTCCCTTAGTGATGAATCGCTCCATGCGGTACGCTCCATAGTGCCGTAATACCAAATCTTTTCTAAGTGGTTATAGACTACATAAGCATCATTGACATTACTATTGGCAGTAGGGTAGAACCACCAGATCTCATTCCAGCCCTCGTTGGTGCCAGAAACAATTTGATCTGCTTGAGCATAGTTTAAGTTTTCAAATACATGGTTTCGCAGAGTACATGGAAGTGTTTCAACACGACCAGAGTAAGCATAGAACTTGTCATGTCCAAACCAATATGCGGTATTGTTTACCACCGCAACACTGCGAGAGCTGAGAATAGAAATATTGTCAGATAGCTCTTGGATGCCGAATACATCTGCCGTTCCAAGATACTGTAAAGAATTTAATGTGCCGTCTGTATAAACCAGAATCTCTTGACGGGTTGCTACTGCACAGACAATTTGCGATCCACGAGAAACTCTGATAAATCCAGCGGAATTCGTTACTGCTGGAGTCCATTGATTAGGCTCATTTTGACTAGCCCAGCGAATAAGCAATGGATCAAATGCACCACCGCCATAAGGGGTAGCGCCAAAAGCAAGTAGATGCTTATCGTTTTGAGAAACCATAATTTGAATGGTCTCATCTGGAACGCCACTTGGAGCAACTGTATCAATAGTTGTAGTAGATAACAAGGTAGCTCTAGACTGAACGCCATCTACGTACTGCCAGTAATAAATCGGGCCGTAACGGATATTCATTACTAGGTCATTATCAAAGTTATTGAAGAACCAATCTCTTTGTAACTGAACAATCGGAGTTACTGCGCCAGAACCCCAGCCTCCACGACCCCATGCACCAGCACCCCAGCCATAACCAAAGGTGTCAATATCATTACCAACATCAATATCGTAGTAAGCAGTAACGATAGCACCGCCATTGCCTGTATCTGAGGATGTAGCATTAACACCAACATCAATGGTGTAAGTGTAAGCAATTGTATTTACAGTCAGAATCTCATACCCGCCTTCAAGATTCAAAACCGCAGCTGTAATATTCCCGCCAAGGCTATCAGCCCCGCTAAAAGTTACATAGTTGTAGACTTCTGGGTTATAGGCAGTATCAGTTGAATAGCTTACTGTAATAATAGATGAGCCAGTAGTGGCAGTAAATGGGCCGCTAGGAGCTCCTAAAGTAGTAGAGGTATGCTGGAGTGGGGTAATGTCATATAGCTCGCCACCTGCCTCAATATAGACCTTTTTGCTTGTGCCTAATGATAAGTAGTTATCACCATAGGTAGTAACCCAGTTGAACATCTGACGGCAAATACCGATCAGAGTAAATGTTCCATAGCGTAGCCACCCACCAATCTTCTGTGGATAGCCAGAACGGAAACGGATCTTATTGCACTGATACCAACCACCCTCATTGGTATAGTTGGTTTGATCTCGATTGACGCCTGGCTTAAATTGTAGCTTCTGCAATGGCATGAGGGTTTACCCTAGTATTGTTAGCGCTTTGGCTATTTTAGCCTTGCGGTCGTCCAGACCTATCAATCCACCGTTGATACGCTTGGTCATTGTCTCATAATCCTCAGAATCAGCCAAGGCGTTTAAGCCCTTCTTATTGAAGAACCAGCCCGCAGACAAGCAAGCATACTGAGGGGTCAATAGAAGCTCTGGGTTGCTTACTAGATCCACTCCTAGACCAGCTCCACAGTTTGTATACATTTCCTTACCAGTAAGCTGTATAAGACCTCTGCCCATATACTTAGATGCCTCTTCTTCGGAAGTGTTTCCCATGCGTCCGTTATAGACCTTGCCAGCTATCTTAGCAGGTTGACGGGCATATTGGTCAGCAATCTCTTTAGTAGGGAATCTAGAAGGCCAAGTCTTCATAAGGCCTTCTGCGCTGTAATTAAGGTTTTCTTGGAGAGTCTTAAAGTTACCAGACTCATGGGCACATTGACCGATAAAAGCGGCTTGACGGGCAGGTGTGTTTATTTCGTATCTGGAACAAGTAACAGATAGAGGCTCCAGCCACTTTGCATCAATCCCTAAAGCTTGTAATTGTTCACTCGTCATTATCTTGTCCTATCTTAATACCTGTAATTAACCCAATAAACCCACCAATAATGGTCTGAAACGCTGGTGTAATAGCCTCAAAGATCTTATCGTTACTTACATCAGAATCAAACATCCCTACAGCCATAGTTGTAACCATACCAATAACAACGAGGCATAAAGTAATAGTAACCAGAAAGGTAACATAGGCACTTAGCTTATTCTTTTCCATCTTTTTTACTCTTCATATCAATGATTTTTTCAAGGGTGCGACCACCAAAGTAGAAGGACATGATTAACATTCCCCACTGTCCAAGTAGTTCAACATACGATTTATTAGTCTCAATATTGAATGCGGATAGCATAGCAAAGGTAAAATACCCTGCCAAGATAGCTATAAGCGTCATAGGGCGTATATTCTTGGATAGCCAAGAGTCAGATGCCATGTCAGCTTGTAAACGCTTGGTGAGCTCTTGAGC